TCAAATCTCGTGGGATGAAGATAATATTCTTCAATACAAAATTCCAAGGGTATATGCATTTAAAAGACCTACATGGGAAGTAAACCCAACCCGTAAGATAGAAGACTTTAAACTAGCATTCTATACTGATCTTGGTGATGCCATGATGCGTTTTGCCTGTATGCCAACCTATTCATCTGATGCCTTCTTTAAACAAATTGACAAGGTTGAGAAGTGCATGAACAGTAGAAATCCACTAGATTCATTTAGAAGGTTTGATGAAACTTTTGTACCAGATCCAGACAAAACATATTATATACATGCTGACCTTGCACAAAAGCATGACAAGTGTGCGGTAGCAATTGCTCACGTAGATAAGTGGGTAAATATCCAGGTAATTAAAGATTATGAACAAGTAGCCCCAATTGTAGTAGTAGATGCAGTTGCATGGTGGGAGCCAAGAGCAGAAGGCCCAGTTAATCTGTCTGAAGTTAAACAGTGGATTATGAATTTACGCAGACAAGGTTTTAATATTGGAATGGTTTCATTTGACCGTTGGCAATCGTTTGATATTCAAAATGAGTTACAGGCCGTTGGAATTAGAACTGAAACAGTCTCTGTTGCCAAGAAGCACTATGAAGATCTGGCTATGATGATTTATGAAGAGCGTGTTTCTATCCCAAGAATACCTATCCTATTAGAAGAAATGTCAGAACTTAAGATTATGAAGGGTAATCGTGTAGATCACCCACGCAAAAAATCTAAGGACCTTGCAGATGCCGTAACAGGTGCGGTATTTGGAGCAATATCACATACACCAAAGAATAATAATACTGAAATAGATGTCCATACTTGGTCTTCTTCAGCACGAGTTGCAGAAAGGGACAGGGGTATGGTAGAATTAAGTAATCCGAAAATGCCTGACGATGTTAGAGATTTCTTGGACGGCTTTAATTTAATTTAATATTCTGGTCAAAGTATCAGATAAACTAACAAGGAGAAAGAATGAATTCATTTAAAAAGATTAGTCTAGTCATGGCTGCAGCCTTGGCTGGTACAGCACTTGCAATGGTTCCAGCACACGCTGTACCAACTATTGCGGTAACTGTAAACGCAATTGCAGACACAGATGCAAATACCCTAGCAGGTGCAGCATCAGTAACTGTTCCATCTGACAACAAGGTAGAAGTATTGGACGCAGTTAAGTTTGCTCTAACTGGTGTTGACACAGGAACAGTAGTTTCTGTTGTAACATCAGGAGCATTTATTGTGCCAGCACTTCACACAACAACTGCACCAGTAACTTCTGCTTCAGGAGTTACATCATACTCAGTTAATACTGGAACAGGTGATACAGCAACATTTTATGTTTATACAAAGTCAACTGTTACAGGTACTGTAACAATTACTAATGGTGGAAATGTCTATGTTTACTATGTTAAGGGTACTGCAGGTCCTGCGTACAACCTAGATACAACAGTAGCAACAAATGCAAATACTTCAGCCGTTGTTGAGTATTCAACAAAGGTAACAGACGTATTTGGAAACATTCCAGTAGCGACTACACCAGTAGTTACAGTTATTGGATCAACAGTTTCAGTTGCATCAGCAGCATCAGATACTACAACTGGTATCTCAAAGGTTACAGTTACATATCCTGCAACAGCGGGTAATGCAGCAATCAACTTTGCAATTACAGCAACAGATGTTGATGGACTTCCAGCAGCAGTTAAGTCTGTTACAAAGTTTGTTACAGTTTCTGATCTTGCTACAATCAATGCATCACTTACTGCACAACTAGCAGCCTCAGTCGCTGCCCGTGCAGCAGATGCATCAACAGCAGCAACAGCAGCAACTGCTGCTAAAGCAGCAGCAGATGCAGCACTTGCAACAGCAAATGCAGCACTGGCTAAGGCAACTGCAGACGCAGCAATTGCAAAGGCTGCAGCAGACAAGGCACTTGCAGATGCAAAAACTGCATCAGCATTAGAACTAGCAGCAGCAAAGGCTTCTGCAGATCTTGCGAAGGCAACTTATGTTGCAGAGTATAACGCTCTTGCAAAGAAGTGGAACGCAAAGAATCCAAAGGCTAAGGTTGCTCTAAAGAAGTAACTTAACTTAATAAGTTAGAGGGTTGGTTAATACCAGCCCTCTTTCTTTTTGTATAAAAATGGTATAATAAACTTATTAGTCATATCCACCACTAGGGCTATATAAGGAGAAAAATATTAAAAACATACTAATCAGATCAGGGTTAGTGGGGTTATTTTTAACATTATGGATGATCTTTTCTCCAGTAAATTTTTCACATGCCAATGATGTCCCGCCTCCAGCAGAGCAGGTTGTGGTTAGTCCAGCACAAGTAGCAGTAAATACAGCCCTTGCAACAGCCACTACAGAGGTTGCACAAGCAGTTTCAGCATCAGAGACAGCAACGGCAACCATTGCAACTGCAGTTGAGGCAGTGACGGTATCTAATACGGCAGTCACAGCAGCGGTAGCAGCAGTCACAGCAGCCACCACTGCCGTAGCAGAAGTATCAAATGTTTCCACAGTTGTAGCAACAGCAGCAACAGTAACGCAAGACGTTACTACCGTAGTAACTGCCGTAACCACAGCAATTGCAGCAATACCTGTAACCGCAACAACACAGACTCCAGAGGTTGTTGTAGCGCAAACTGCAGTCACAGCAGCAACTCCAGTGGTTGAGGCAGCAACTGCAACGGTATTAGCAACAGCAACCCCATTAATGACACAAACCCCAACTACAGTTACAGAAGTAGCAACAGCAATTGCAACAGAAGTTGCACAATCTACAACAGCCTCTACTGCAGTTCAAGCAGCACAGACAGCAGTAACTGAAGCAACAGCAACGGTAGCAACGGCAACTACGGCGGTAGCAGCAGTAACTACTGCAACTACAGAGGCACAGACACAATTAACTCAGGCAAATGTTGCTATTAATAATGCTCAAGATGCAGTCAATGCTTTGGTAGCCACAGTTGGAACAACATCAAATGTTTTAGCAAATACAGATGATGCGGGTATCCGCATGAACCTTCCATTTAATTTACAAATGGGTGGAGTCACATATAATAATGTTTACGTAGGATCTAATGCAACTATTACCTTTGGAGTAAATGAAGGTGGTACATATCATACAACTCCTAATGCTCCTTCAATTTCTGTAGCAGGATATGACTGGACGACATGGAGTAATGGATCTGGCATTACTTATTCAACAACAACCAATACTTTATCTATTGCCTGGGATCTAAGAGTTTATCCTTTGCAAACAGCAGAAACACAAATGACACAGGTTCGCTTTAATGCAGATGTAAATCCATCAGATGGCGCATGGCAAGCAGATGTTAGCGTGACTGGACCAATACCAGATGGTGCTAGGTTTAACGTAAGAGAAACAACAGGAGGAACGTTAACTCCAATTGTTGATACAAATTCTGGCCCTGGATTTAATGGAACTATTAGTCAGGGTGCTGCATTTACTCCTGCCCCTGATCCAAATAATGCAACGGTGTTGGCAGCAATTGATACAGCAAATGCACAAATTGCTACATTAAACTCAGCAATTACAGCCGTTGTTGCAACAAATACAGCAAATACAAATACAGTTATTGCACCAGTAGCAACTGTTTCACAAAATACTGTGACTGCATTAGAGACAGCAACTACAACATTAACTACAAAAGTAGCAGATATTGCAGTTGTTTCAACAGCAGTAGAATCAGTATTGGCAGCCCCAACAGTCATTGCTACAGCACAAGCAGTAATTAATGCAATTCCTGCTCCTGCGCCAGCACCCACACCTGTAACAGTTGAACCACCTGCATTAGTTGAGCCACCCGTAGTTGTTTCACCCGTTGACACCACCCCTGTAGATACAACTCCTGTAGATACAACTCCTGTAGAGACAGAACCCATAGACACAGAACCTGTGGATACCACACCCGTAGAAACAGAGCCAGTTGACACAACTCCAGTTGAAGCAGAGCCAGTTGATACAGAACCTATAGACACAGAACCTATAGATACCACACCTGTTGAAACAGAACCTGTAGACACCACACCTGTGGAGACAGAGCCTATAGACACAGAACCTGTAGAAACAGAACCTGTAGACACTACGCCCATAGAAACAGAACCTGTAGAAACAGAACCTGTAGAAACAGAACCTGTAGAAACAGAACCCATAGAAACAGAACCTGTGGAGACAGAGCCAATTGATACAGAACCAGTGACGGGATCAGAAGAAGAAATAAACAACACAGTTGATGAAGCATTATTAGACGGGGAAATAGATAGCACAGAAGTAGAAGCAATTGCAGAGTCTATGGCAGCAGATGGGGAAATTGATGCAAAAGAAACTGATCAATTAATTGAAGCATTGTCAGAAGATGGAAAAGTTTCTACTGCAGATCAAGAGGCTGTACTTAAAGCACTTGCATCTGATGGAGAAGTTTCAAAAGAAGATGTTGCAGCAATCGTAGCCCTAGTATCTACTGATGGGAAAATGTCTACAGCAGAAAAAGAAATTGTTGCTGATGCATTAATACAGTCAGTGCCAGAAGGTGAAAATCTTACAAAAGAACAAGTAGCAGATGCTGGAATTAAATTAGCAGACTTGCCAGCAGACACACCAGTAGAAATTCGTACTAGCGAAAGTGGACAAGAGGTAGTTATTACAGCAGAAGTAGGCGCACAAATTGAAATAGTTACAGATATAGCAGCATTTACAGAAGAATTGTTTAGCGATCCAGGAGCAGCCATTGCTGCCCTTGGAAGTATAGGTGCAGACATGACTGAAGAAGAAAGAGAAGAGGCAACCGAAATGGTTGTAGCAACAGTTGTTGCAACAGGAGCAGCATTAAATGCTGTATCAGCAACGGCAACGGCAGCAGCAAGAACCGCAGGAGGAACAACCCCATCAGGTGGTGGTTCCAGTGGAGGTCCAAGCGGTGGAGACCCAAGAATAAGGAGAAGAAAACCATGATAAAAAAAGTTATGCAAGATATGATTGATCAACTTTGGACTTTGCTAGGTATGTTTATTGCCTGGGTGGTTCTAGATGGATCAGCCAAAACAATAGTTGGCTATGCAATTATATGTACATTAATTGCCTGGGCAATTACATATCCTATTAGAAATAGAAGTGATGAATAATGGCAACTAAAAAAGTAGTAGAACCCCCAAAGAATGAACACCCACAGAAGGCAATAACAAATATCTTAATGAGAATTCTTGCGGTATTTGCAGCATCAGGACTATCAGTCTTAGGAGCAGGAGCAGTAGTAGGAATTGACACCATACAGGCAGTTATGCTTGCAGGACTCTTAGGGGTAGCAACAGTTATTGAAAGGCTGGCTAGGGCTTTTTTGGACGATGGAAAACTATCATTGGCAGAAATCAATGATGCGTTTAAATCAGTAGACAAAAAGGCTAATTAGTCATATTTTAGACCTTGCTTGACACCCCTCCTGGGGAACTGGTATACTTGAATATACCTAATCTGGGAGGGGTTTGTCATGACTTGCATCGCTGTTGTTCGCCATGAAGATAAAGTTTACATGGCTGGAGATCGTGGAGCATCAGATGATGGAACCATTTTAGCACTTGAAGCACCAAAGGTTTGGAAGACAGGTCCATATCTTATCGGATATGCTGGATCA